AAAGTCGATTTAGAGACTGTCTCAGCTTATTATAACGAATAACTTGTAAATGATTGAATTGTAGGTATAGGAGACTAGCGTGAGATTTAGTGACCAAGCAGTAAGAGTAAAGCTAGATGCCCTTGATGAAAGCCAAGCTGAGGGCTGTACTCATGCTAGTTTGCACTCTGCCTACTCTAGCACTGGTGCTAATGAGCTTTCTGGTGGTAGCCCTGCATATGCTAGAAAAGCCTTAACGTGGGCCGCTGCTTCAGGTAGAAGCAAAGCTACGTCAGCGTCAGTAGCATTTGATGTACCAGCAGGTTCTACTGTAGCATGGATAGGCTTATGGGATGCTGTTACTGCTGGTGACTTTAAGGCTATGGTACCTAATGGTGGTGGTATACCAGAAGCCTTTACCGTACCTGACATTTCAAATGATACATTAGAGGCTCCTGGTCACGGTTTTAGCAACACAAATCAAGTTGTTGTATGGGCTGTCCCTGGTGTAGCGTTACCAGCAGGATTATCAGAAGGTACTATATACTACGTAATTAGTGCTACGACTGATGACTTACAGTTGTCTGCCACTAGTGGTGGTGCCGCTATTAATATCACTGCTGTAGGCTCTGGTTTCCTTATGCGGATAATAGCAGAGGTTTATGTAGGACAAGGAACGCATACGGTTAGCTCTATTACTATGACAGAAGATTAAATTTTAGGTTAAATACGTGGCTACTAGGTTATACTTACCTGGGTCTGGTACTCCAGCTATTACTCCTACGGTTAAATTTCCGTGGAACCACGTACCAGGGACAGTTCCTCGTAGGCCGACATCACCTGTAAAATCAAATACTGCGTTTGCTAACGTTGCATATGCTCCAGACGCAGCAGACCACTTAGTTCTTAATCGCGCATTTCTTGCACAATTTATTAGCCCGTCTTTAAAAGGGGCGCAGACTATTTCTGCACAGACTGTATCATGGGTAGTTGCAGTAGCAGAAGATAATGCAGGTAACAATCTTGGTGTAAGTATACAGATTGGTGTATATAGTAGCGATGGTGTTACGGCAAGAGGTAATCTATTCGCAACAATTCAAGATGATCTTTTAGAAATGCCAGTAACGACACCTGCTAGTAGGACACATTCAGCTACTTCTACTTCAGTAAGCGCGCAAGATGGTGATAGGCTAATTATAGAATTTGGTGTAGTAGGTACCCCTGCTGCTGCTGGTGGTGTTCAGGGCCACAACGCCCTCATACGTTTTGGTGATAGTAGTGCTACAGACTTAGCAGCAAGTGATGGTACTACGACTGACAATAATCCATGGATAGAGTTTGCTACTGATACGTTAGTATTTTATGATATAACAACTGGTTCTGCTATAATACGTTCTACTTCTAGAGCAGCACCAGTAGGAGTTAAGAGTACTGCTAATAGTACTATTTTACGTGGTATGGCACGGGTATCTAGTGTCTTCTCACAAATAGTACAGTATAGTGCACGTATCGCAGGCTTTGCTAGAGCATCTATAACTAGTAGTAAATCTGTAGCTGTCTCTCCAACTGTACGTTCTACTATTAGTGCTGCTAGTACGAGTACAAAAGCTAGTACTAATACAGCTATCCTACGTTCAGTAGGCAGATTCTTTAACACAGGAATAAAAGTTACTACAGGTACTTCTGTAGTGCGAAGTACTGCTAGGGCTTTAATAACTTCACTAAAAAGCCCTTCTGTAGCTGTAATTGTACGGACTGCTAGTAGACTAGCTACAGCGTACTCTAGAGCAGGTACTAATACTGCTATAGTACGAACTGCATCTCGACTTGCTTCTAGTGCAGAAAAAGCAGTAATACACAGTACTGCAATACGTAGCTTAGCTAGAGCTACTATTACTAGCTTAAAACAAAGTACGTATACAGCAGATGTACGGACAGTATCACGCTTACTTAATACAACTATTAAGCAAGTTACAAATACAACAAATGTACGCTCTGTAGGGCGACTAATAAACACTACTATATCAAATCGTATTACTGCTACTACAGTATTACGTAGCACTGGTAGATTAACTTCTGGTGGCGCACAGTTAATAACTACTAGTGGTAGTGCAATATTACGCGGGCTAGCAAGATTAAGTACAGTTACGTTCAAAAGCGCGCTATCTACCTCTAGAATACAACAAAGAAGTCGTGTACAAATAGTTGCAAGTAAAGAAGTTACAAGCACAACAAGAGTAACTACTTATGGAAGTATAGCTACAGCATACAACTCAGCACGCTTAACAAGTGTTATTGTTCGTAGCACAAGTAGTGTACGTAGTACTCCTATAGGTGGAAGGTTTACAAGTGCTATCATCCATAGTGCTAGTCGAGCAGACACTACGTACACAAGTGGGCGATCAGCAGACGCTAGAATACACGCAATAGCATTTGGTTATGCTACTCCGCAGGAAGTAGTATTAGTAATAGGAACAGCAACAGCTACAATAACTCTTGTGCAGCAAGCGAATACAGAAATAACTATAGTTAATAATGCAACTACAACCGTGCAAGAACACAACAAGGCTACAGCGGATATAGAACGTGTGTGAGTACTTAAACTGTGGCTGATTTTTACTTTGACTTAATACGAGGTAATACTGTACAGTTACGTGTACCTGTTGTACGTAATGGTGCTCCAGTAGATTTAACTGGTGCTACCGCTACGTTCATCGCTACTTTGGCAGTACCTGATGCTGCTGCACCAGTGCAAAGTATAACTAAATCTTTAGCTGGTGGAATAACTCCAGAAAGTACTCTTGTAGCAGGAGTACTTATAGTAACTATACTCCCTGCTGATACCGATGCTATTGTTACTAAAACAACTTATCGCTGTAGAGTCCATATTGAAGAAAGTAGTGGTACTGAAACGACTGTCGGAAAAGGCGACATAGCTTTCGCACCATAGCTAAGAAGGATTTTATGACTAATGAAAAAGACTACAGCGACAGAGACAGTGAAAAGATACCAGTTTAAAGCAGAAGACCTTACAGATAAAGGTACTTTAAAAGCAGTATTCTCTGTCTTTGATGTTATAGATAGCGATGGTGATGTAGTTACGTCAGACGCTATTCATGATGGTAAGCAAATTCCATTAGTATGGTCACATGATTGGGCACGTCCTATCGGTAAAGGTGTTATCAAAAACGATGGTAAGCAAGCTGTATTTGAAGGTGCTTTCTTTTTAAACACTTCTTGGGGTAAAGACGCCTATGAGACTGTTAAGGCTATGGGTGATCTTCAAGAATATTCGTGGGGCTTCCGTGTATTAAAGCAAGAAAAAGGTGAGAAAGACGGACGGGCAGTTAACTTCATTACTGATACAGAAGAGTACGAGGTTAGCCCTGTGTTAGTAGGTGCTAATCGGGAAACTGGTACTGTAGAAGTTAAAGCAGAAAGTGCCGACCTTAAGGTTACAATAAATGAAGCTGCTAACACGTCTACGCTCACCATTCATTCAGACATTGATAGCAGCAATAATAACAATAGTACTGCTAATACTAAGTTTTTGGATGGGGCGGTAGAAGGCTCTTACGAAGAGCTAAAAGACGAACTGAATAACGCTTTTCGTGACAGGCAGTTTACTGATGAAATGTACGGTGGCTATAGTTATGTAGTAGCCACGTTTGACGATCATTTCGTCGCTATGATGTGGCGATGGGATGATGAAGAGGAATCCTATTGGGAGGTATCATACTCACGAAATGATGCAGGCGAACTACTGCTAGGTGATCCTAAGCAAGTAGAGCCACACACTGAGTTTGTACCTGTCACTGTGGCTACAGGACAGACACAAACTATGACTTACGCTGCTCACGCAGATACGCTATGTGTTATGGCGTCTGAGTATATACGCCGCTCTAAATCGGTGTCCGATAGTAGGCGTAAAGAGGGTAGGCCAATTTCCAGCGCACGTCGAGAACGTATGTCAGGTGTAGCTACGAACTTAGAAGCTGCTGTAACTGAAATACGTGCACTTCTAGATGAAACTGCACCTACTGATACTGATACTGATGGTAAGACTATTAGTGCTGGAAAGAAAGCTTACATGGATTTCCTTAGGCTTGAAGCACAATTAAACGGAGCATTAGTATAATGGCTACGGACACCGTTACTTGGGACTCTCTTACAATGGCGGAAGTCGGTGAGGCTCTCGCCGAAAAGCGCCAAGAACTCCACGGTATCTTTGAGAAGCACCCTGACATGAATATGTCAGATGAAGTAGCAGAGGATATCGGTAAGAGGAATCTTGACTTACAGACTGGTATGAAGCGTTACGAAACCATGCGTGAATTGAGTGGTATTCGTGACCAGGTACAGCGTGAGCACTCTCCTGTACCATTACCTTCTGGCAAGGCTGGTAACAAGGATAGTGACGACGACAGTGCAGGTTATGGAATTAGAGGGCCAAAGAACTTTAGTATAGCTAAGGCTATTGCTACTAATCAGACTTACTTAGCTAATAAGGGTGCTGCAAAGCCTCGGTTCGCATTTGAGATTCCTGAGGTTGACCTTTCTGCTAAGACTCTTATGACGAATACTGCGGGCTTTCCGCCTGAAAGTACTCGTAATGGATTGTTAGTACCGTATGCGCTACGTCGGCCTGTAGTAGCTGACTTAATTCCACAGGACAATATTGATCAGCCGTCAGTTGTCTACATGGAAGAGACGACGTTTACTAACGCAGCCGATACTGTAGCTGAGGGTGCAGCCAAGCCAGAATCCGCGTTAGCATACACGCAGCGTACCGTACCTGTTGAGGTAATTGCTACGTGGATTCCTGTTACTCGTCAGCAGCTTGACGATGTAGCGCAGCTTCAAGCATTGATCGAAAATCGTATGAGGACAATGCTTGCATTAGCTGAGGAAGATCAGCTTCTTACAGGTAACGGTACTACTCCTGACTTAACAGGCTTCTACAACAAGTCTGGTATTCAGACTCAGGCAGTAGCTGCCGATCCTGTACCTGATGCAATCTTCAAGGCTATGACGAAGGTTCGTGGTACAGTAGCAGGTACAGGATTCGCTGAGCCTAGCGGTATCATTATGCACCCAAATGACTGGATGGGTATACGCCTCCTGCGTACTCCAGACGGTGTATATATTTGGGGTTCGCCTGCCGATCCTGGTGTAGAGCGTGTATGGGGACTTCCTGTAATTAGCACTCCTGCTGCTACAGAGAATACCTTACTGCTTGGTGATTTCCAGCTTTACTCGCACATCTCTCGTAAGATGGGTGTAACGCTGGATGTTAGCGATCAGCACGCTGACTACTTCATTGCTAACAAGCTTGCTATTCGTATTGAGGAACGGCTCTCGTTAGAGATTTACCGCGCCTCGGCTTTTGCTACGGTAACTGGTGCCTAATTCGCCGCGTGTCGTTAGGTACAAGTTATGCTCCCGCGTATCTAGGGTGTATGGTAGTTTCCTCCCATCAGCTACCATACACTCTAGAAAGGATAATTTTACATGCCTGTAATTAGTGGTGGTGCCATACTTGGTTCTGGTGGCCTAGCGCATTGGGAAATGAAGCCCATTGCTTTTAACGGAGTACCCACGAGTGGTGGTTCTGGTACTGGTGTAGGTATTGCTGAAAAGGGCCAGTTGTTAGTTAATACTGCTACTGGTATTTGGTATACTAATACTGGTACAATTGCTAGCCCGACCTGGACTGTAGTCGGAGCACAGACGTAAGTATAACATGGCACTTACAATTAATCGTATAGACTTAACATCGAAAGGAATGGCAATGTGGCGTAACACTACGGGCAAGCCGATTTACATGAACTCTGCTCAGACTGAAACTGTGGAGTTTGGTCCTGACGCAGCTTTCCTGTTAGTTGGTCCTGATGGTAGTCTTCCTATAGAAGATGCTAAGAAGTTTGGTCTTCTTGGTGATGGCGAAGAGTACGACGAGCGTTCTGTACGGGATAAGTTAGCCGAACAGGCTACTCTTGAAATGGAACAGAATAATCGACGTGCAATGATGGAGTCTGGTCACACGAAGCTTGGTCCTAATTATGCACCAGTAGCTACACTTAGTGATGAAGATGTAGCGAAGGCAGGATTAGAAGCAGATCGTGCGGCAGAAGATGCTAAGGAGGAAGAAGGATTGACTCCAGAAGCACCAGTTACTACTGAGAGGGTAGACGATACAGAGGTTAATACTGATACTAAGGCAGCGGATAGAGCCTCCACTACTGACAAGGCTGTACGCAACCCTGAGCGCAATAAGTAGCCAACGCACACGCACACGTGAACGTGTACTAAGGTACTAAACTACTATGGCGTATGCGACGGCACAGGATGTGGCGACCTACATGGGTAGGTCGCTCACATCCGACCAATTAGTACAAGCTACATTCTACCTTGAAGCTGCATCTGCATGGATAGATCAGCAGACAGGTAAATCATGGAATCCGTCCAGTCCTACTACTGAGATTAAATCAGTACGTGGAGATTTCGTATACGTATATCGGCGGCCTATTACGGGAGTAACACAAGTACGTGTACGCTCACCATATGTAGGCTCTAGTTGGGTTACTCTTGCAAGTGGAACAGGATACGAAATAGCTGATGCTAGTAGAGGCTTACTTAGGTTAGCTAGTAGTGTGGGCTTTCCTGGAATATCCCCATATGACACTATAGAAATAACTTATACTCACAACA